AATATGTCTTCTTTGGAAGAAGCAATCAAGTACACGAAAATCACCCGAGTTAAACTCGGGCACTTTCGGCCTGACCTGAAGAAATGTCTTCAGTTCAAGCTGTGGTGTCCTGTCAGCAGGCCTGACTTAGCACCACAAGATATGAAGAGATACCTTAAAGGTATTCATCATATCTCCGCAAAGCAGGTACCGTCGGCACTTACTTTGCGTCATTCAGGTTCGAACTCTGTGAGTTCGAACACGGATGTTCTCCTCGAGGCTGGATTCAGAATCGAGGAGTTCTCGGATTCAGGAAGAAAATTTCTTTCTGGTCCGAACGGGCAGGACGAGGCTGTGCCTCGTGACTATTCCGCAGTTGCAGGTATCATAGATTATGACACTGCAGCTTCCACTCTTTCAAGCCTAACAGACTTGGAGAGTGAAGCGTTTTCGGATTTCACACCAGTTGAACCGAAAAAGCATAATCGACCTAAGAAGGGAACATCCCGTAGGATCGATTATGAGGATTACTTCAAGATTGTATCTGGAAGATTCCTCGCAGACGTGAATGGCCTCAAAGAGCGCCCTCGCGTACTGATCTGGCAAGGAGACGTCAAGCGTCTCCAAGACCCAGTAAGCCCGTCTCTGTTCCGCTGGTCAGAGAACGGGGCTTCCACTCCTAAAAATCGAATTCGATTTCAGGATGTGTCGACGCCGGAGATCCAAATGGATTTCCTGCTTCGCCATACACATTGGGGATACAAGCTCAACCAATTGTGTATCGGTGAGAAAAGGCTCGAAGAGCTTTCTCTCATCGGAGCCAACGGAGGTCGCAAAGCGACTACGTCGGCTAGACTGCTCAGGAAAGTGATTTTTCACTTCCTGTGCGGTAAGCAAGACCCTCGGTGGACCGAGAGTTTTGCCAGGTCCATCTACGAAAAGCCAGTCTTGCGTGATGGATACTCTCGATCGTCCAGTCTACTCGAGATTCTGAAGACGATCGACGGAGTAATAGTACAAAGAATGTGCTGTTACCCCCACGAACAATGGACATACGAGAAGTATGACTTGTTCGTTCTAAATCTACTCTGGGAGCTGCTCTCAGATGGATTTATGGACGGTCAGTTGAAGAGCTCAGCCTTCAACATCCGTACTAGGTTCTCCGAACTGAAAACAGCTCGGAAACTTATCAAGTTCTCGACTCTGAATAGAGACGTGGACTTGCTCAACCACCCGCACTTCAAAAAGAATGCGAGATGGTTGCGCTTTTTCCTTCCCCTCTGGAAGGAGATGGAAAAAGAGAAGGATCGCACTAGGAAGCTTTTCCTAGCGGCGACCCTTTCACAGACTAGGGGTGCTGGTAAACCTCCTCTTCTTGTGAACTTGCAGTCTAAGATCAAGTTTCTTAAGACTGTAAGTATTCCCGATGACATAAGCGACACGGCTTTATGTATCATACGGGCTGCGATGCAGGAAGAGCTTCAAGCTCTCCCGGATCGCATCTTCACTGGGCTCCGGACTAAGTCTCGAATCACAGTGAACGCTAACAGCTGCTGGGAGAAAACCCAGGCTGAAGCGGGAACTTTGGCTGCAGTACAAGAATTCTGCAGAACCAAAGCACTCGGTGAGAGGGCCATGACATATGACCTCAACACCGGTAAGCAGAGCGGGTATCTTGAAGAAACCTGTTCGGCTGGAGAGTACATCTTCTGGCGAGCCCTAGAAGAAGTACTCTGGTTGACCCCAACAAAGCGCAAGCAAGCTATGTTGGTGGTCGTGGACGAGCCTGGTAAAAGTAGATCTATTACCAAGACTCGCGCTTGTGTCAAGATCGTACTCGATCTTGTCAACAAGATCTGCGCAATCCCTTTAGAAAAGGGGTTTAGCAGTAGCCACAGTGGTATGCGAGCTGCACACCACGCGTGGAATCACTTCAAGTCTTTTGAAACAAAAGATTTTGAGGATATCCTCTTCAATGTAGACACTTACAAAGAAGAAGATTTTGTAGATTTTACGTTGATTACGAAAATCTACAAACGCGTTTTCATGACCTCGACGGACTATGAAACCGCTACCGATTTCCTTTCCCACAAAGTGGGGAAAGAGATCGGAATGCAGTGGATGCTCAAGTGTGGCATCCCTCGCATTTTGCGTGGCCTCGTATGCGAGATCGCTTACGGGCCGCGAGACATCCATTTCTATGGAAATATAGAAATGGGTGTCGTGGTTGACGAAGAAAAACATCTCCGTTCACTCACTACGTGCAGGGGCGTCCTCATGGGAGACCCCCTCACGAAGATCGTGCTACATTTTGTAAATATAGTCACTAGATCTATCTCGAAGCAAATTGCAAATAGCAATTTACTATCGAGAGCGTTTGGCCAGACTGAAGCAGTCGGAACAAACGCATTGATGAAAGAAATTCTAGATTTCTAAACATCAAGAGCCCCACCTCGGTACGACCGATGGTGAGACGCTCAACCCTTTACGGCAGCTAGACCGCTGCAACGTTTAAGTTAA